CCCGGGGCTCGCCTCTTCGTTTCCCCATCAATTGGGCCGCGCATGTTATGCGGACGGTTAGATGGAAAATGAGGAGGCAATCTCGGGAGGTTTCACCTAAGTGGTGACGCGAGTTACCGCGATTTGTAATCTTACCCCAAGGAGGGGCAATGACTATTTCGATGCTCTTACTTGGTGCGGGGGTAAGTTTATCCCTGCAAATCGTACAATTTATCTGCCTTGTTTATATTGCAGTTAAGTTAAGCGAACGTACCTCTGATGGTAAGGAGGGTTGTCATGACGATCGTTAACCAGACCTTTGATCTAAGTTACCAGTTGACGCCAGGTAATAACCAGGCACCGACGACGGTAAATTGGGTTAAGGGACGTATCAGTAATGGTACGGATCGTACTCCCGCAGAGAAAGCTGCCGGTCTTTGGCCGGATCATGCTTATACTGCCAACCACTGGGACCGCAATTATGGGGCCCATTGGATTGTGTCCGGCGGTGATATCAACGCCGGATGGATGGGAAACTCGGCTGAATCTCTCGGTGCTAACACCCCTTTGTTTACTGACAATGATCATCTGCTTGTTGTTTCCAGGCTTGCTGGTAAAATACGCCAGCATGATTGGAATGCAGGGATTTTTGTCGGGGAGCTAGGGAAAACCACCGATACGATAACCAAACGAGTGCGACAACTAGCACGCTCAGTCCTTTTGTTAAAGAAGGGACTTATACGCGACACGCTGAAGGCCTTACAAGCTGATGACCGCCGTTACTTACGGCTGATTCGCAAGTTTGAGCTGCAATACAAGCGTGGTTTGACCGACTGGTATAAAACCTGGTTGGAACTGCGTTATGCGTGGAGACCGCTTATCAAGGATGTCTACGACTTGTCGGAGGCCATCCGTACTTACGATAAACCACGCGAGAAAGTTATCCGTTCCTCAGTGTTTGTACAAGGAACTCCGTCCTGCTCACAAGACAATTGGTTTACTGTCCGTGGGCAAGCTCGCCGTAGTAAGCACATTAAGGCGACGATAACTGAGCTATACACACCTCCCGTATCACACTTGGGGCTTGACAACCCTGTTGAAGTGATGTGGGAACTTGTCCCTCTCTCGTTCGTAGCCGATTGGTTTATACCTATCGGCAACTACATACGGACGAGGTCTGTTATAAAAAACACAGAGGGTCAATTTGTTACCAGCGTGTTTCACTGGCACGATGTGGAGTATTCAGGTAGCACACCCCTTGGGGTATCGATAGGGCGAATCAACCCATTCGGGAAGAGTCGTTCGTATTCGGTTGAAAGGACGATTGGTCCGATCAGTGTACCTTTACCGGTTTTTAGGAATCCATCTGGTGCCAATCCTGGTACCCGGTGTCTTGATGCCATCGCTCTTCTTCGAGCGATCGTATTTAAGTAACCTAGAGATCTGCTGCATCGCAATTCAGCGAGTGCAGGTTCTTCTTCTTTTTAGGAGTACGTTTCTATGGCTGCTATAGCCAACCTTGTCGCCTATGATGGCGCTGCGACGCCCGTCTCACACACATTTAAACCTATCGGAATATCGAAGGAAAATGGTGAGCATGTTTCCCAGTGGCGGGAGGAGATTGCTGGCCTCCCCCTGGGTGCTTCCCCGATGGTAACCGCGAAATTGCGGAAATTGCCGTCAGGGATTTGGCGGACGTCGGTCCGAGTTGAGGTTCCAGTAATGGAGTCCATCTCCGGCCAGAACGCGGCGGGTTATACCGCCGCTCCTCAAGTTGCTTATCGTTTGAGTGCCGAAGTACTTGGCTACTTTAGCGAGAGAGCATCTATTGCCGAACATCGGATCGTCAGAATGTTGGCGGTTAATGTGGCAAATAATATCACGGCATCTGTTGCGGCCGCGACTACGGGGATGCTACCAGATTTGTTTGATACTCTGATAGCGCCGACATAACGTGCTCGTATTTCTAGGTTTTTATTTCCTAGCGATAATAGCATTTTATTTCGGGTTCTAACCTTCTTCGGAAGGGGCTGTCTCCTTTGTGATTATAACCTTTATGAGGTATTTATGGGAAGTATTTCCAGTTACGATGGAGAGGTGGACATGGATAGGACTCTTAAGTTCTATTCACACCTCGCACTAGCGCACTGTGATCGTGCAGGTCCTACAAGCTCCAGTATTCGAGACATGATTAATGCTTCGGACTGGAAGGGCCTGTGTGCCGTAGAGCTTGACTACAAAGCGATACCTAATGCTTTTGTTGCCGCTGAAATGCGTCAGGCCCTTGGGTTTTTCCAAAAACTCGAGGACTTGGACATAGGCGTCGACAAGGTATCTGTTGCGAAGAAAAGTTTCTACGCTTCGGAAGGTGAATGTCTTCGGACGAACTCCATTCTGGACAAAGTATCTGAAGGGTCTTTTTGTTTCCCTAAAGACGTGCAGCGGGTAATTTCTCTCGCTGAGCGAAAAATCGCTTCTGTTCTGGGTGAAGTTCCGAGCATTAGTTCGCTCGATTACCTTTTCGGACCTGGTGCTACAACTTCGGTACAAAAAAGAAATGCTTGCGCTCGGACGAAATTGAGCGCAGTACCGTCTTGTAGTTCGAACATGATTCCCCTTCTTCCTGTTCTTTTGGAAGAGTTACAAGCGTATTGTGCACTTCATGACAGTACGCCAACCCTCGAAGTTGAGGGAAAGGAATCCTATACGGTCCCGGTGGAAATACACCATGGCCGAATAGCGTTCGTCCCGAAGAACGCGAAAACTTACAGATCGGTTATGACAGAGCCTACGCTGAACGCGTTGGTTCAATCAGGAATCGGTCGGCTGTTGAATAGTAAGCTTAAGCGTGTAGGGTTGGACCTGCGTGACCAAACACAAAACCAGTGGTTGGCTTGCATAGGTTCACTTACAGGGGATTTAGCAACCCTTGACCTGAGTGGCGCGAGTGACTCCTTATCTTCAGGACTCGTTGCGCAGCTCCTACCGTACGAGTGGTATGCACTTTTATCACTCTGTAGGACTCCTACCGTCAGAATTGACGGGAAAGTCTTGCGACTGCATAAGTTCTGCAGCATGGGGAATGGCTTTACTTTTCCCCTACAGACACTCATCTTCTGGGCGCTTGCAAAGGCCTCGTGTGAGTTATCTGGCGTTTACTCTCATGTGAACGTATACGGTGACGACATCATTATTGACGTTCAGGCTGTCCCTCTGTTTAAATCCGTACTTAATTGCACGGGTTTTAAGCTGAACGATTCAAAGTCGTTTTGGAGCGGTCCTTTCCGTGAATCTTGCGGGAAGGATTACTTTTCGGGTTTCGATATACGTCCGTTTTATGCAAAAAAGAGACTCTCAGGAAGACTTCTTTTCCTGCTCCATAATTTCTATGTTAGAAACAAGGAGTTAGAGTTTGCAGATCTCGTTCTAGAGCAGATTGACCCTTCATTGAGGTTATTCGGCCCGGACGGCTACGGAGATGGTCATCTTATTACTGATAGACCGCCTTTGAAACCGTATCGTAGGGATCGAGGATACGAAGGTTTCACCTTCGAAACCTTTACAACGACACCTAAGTATCACTTCTCAGTGATGCCCGGTGATTCCGTACTGCCAGCTTATACCGTCTATGTGCGCTCTTTTGCACAAGAAGGAGACAGTACGGCTCCGACCAAACACAAATCTGTGTCTGGTTGCGACGACATACCCATGATACCCCTCTCGGGGTCGCAGGGTATAAGGCGTATTAGAATCTACACCTTATCAGCCTAGGAGTTTCTAGGTAGACGAAAGTCTGGAGGCC